ACAGGTAAAGCACAAGGTCTACGAGGCAATAAAGAAGAAGATACGGTCGCTGCAAACGCGTATGTAGAACAGACGCCAACAGATTCGGATATCCAGATGATCCGAGATAAACAGCTTGGTGTGAACCAGGGAACCATTACCGAACGTCTATTAAACATTCCAGAGGTTGCTAACGAATGGACAAAGGCACGCAACGGTGATCCTTATTGGTCTGCCCTGGCAAAAGAGAGGTATCTTGATCCAAGCGTTGCCGATGAGTTTAGTGTTCTCTTCCGGCTTTCAGAAAGGCCAGAAGATAAACAAATCATCTTCCAATCAAACCTGGGGGTGGAAGAAGGCATTACTCAGTTGGAAGACGCGATCAATGAAGCCATTGCCAAGAAAACTGAGTTTGACCTTAAGAACTTTGCTGCTCTTAGCCAGAACGTGCTTAAAGACGCGATTGCTGAGATGAAGCGAGTCAAAGGTGAGCAGGAAATGCTTTCTTTTTACCGTGGCTTCAGCGGTTTCAGTGAAGTCGTCGACATCAACAAGGAACTCTCAAATGCCATCCTTGGTGACACCGGTGTGGGCGGTATCCTCTCTTACACCTCAGGTGGTAAGGCAGAGGAAAACCTCCTTGGTGCGCTCCAGAACGTCACTGGTATGCGCAACAGTATTGTGTATAACTGGCAGCAGTGGTTTGATCAGTCAATTAAGAATAAGTATGGAATTGACTACGCTCAATTTGAACCCCTCGAAGAAAAGAAAGATGTCATCAACGCTTATCTAACGGCAGAGAAGAAACCGTTTGACGAAGCATCCGGAGCCTTTACAGAAGAGTTCGTTAAAAGTGCTGGATTTGATTCCAGTGAAGCCCTTATCACCTTCCTTGAAGGTCAAGGAGAAGAAGGTCTAACCATCCTGGACACACTCAAGAAAGATGTAACGACTGAAAGTAAGGCTGTTCTTTTCCCTATTGAATCGAGAATTGTTGCTGATATCAAGGTTCTTGACGCAGCAAAAGATAGGAGCCTGGCGTTGTCTGCCACCCTTGGCGACAAGACGGAAATGATGAATATCGATGCGCAGTTTGCCAGGGATTACATCGACGAATACCTGCAACCTCGTTTTAACACATCAAGATCTATGGATGAATTCCTGGAATATCTTGATGTTCGTCAAGAAGAACGCAACCCGTTCCAGACCAGTGCGCTTTACTTGCAAGATACTTATGCGGCCATGAAGGCCCTTTCGGATAAATATACCGAAGAGTATCTTGGCAACATCAAGCTGGAAGGCCCCAGGAGCTTTGACCCTAACTTCTACTTTGATCCGAGTGGCGACAAAGGCCGTATAACAAGCTATGCCACCCAGAAAGAAACTGTTGAGAAAGACTGGGAAGAAGCTAAAAAACAAGTAGCAGCAGGCTCAGGTTATTGGTATAACCAGGCATATCGCTTCGGTGTTGATGTCAATAATAAAGCTGCGTTTGGTCGCATGCACTTTGAACTGGTTGGTCAAGGTAAGGGCTTTGACGCAGCAGAAGACATCGTGAACGCTGGTAAGGTGGAGGACTTTTTATTCTCCACCGTTGTCCCTGTTCTGGAAGAAAAGGCTTTTGACGCACCCAACCCTGCCTTTGGCCAGTTCATCACTCCGGAAGAATTTGCAGACGAGATGCTGAGGGGCCTGGATCCTTACAACACTCCTGATGAATGGAAGGAAGTATTGCAGCGTTATGGTTTAAGTGATTACGCCGGTACGGTTGATGAACTCAAGCAATACATTGTTGAGACTCTTCGTACAGGTTCCGCTTTAGACATTCGAGAGCAAATCAAATACCTCAATGAGAAACGGCAGAAACCAACGCAAGAGATTCTTGGCGTTACCTACATCCAACGCCCTGAGGACTACAAGGATGAGATGGCAAAACCAACAACCGAGTTGTATGCCATCTTCCAAAGCGCTGGGTACCAGGGCACGGAGGACGAGTTTTACGACAACGTCTTTCCTGATCTCGACCGCAGTGAGCAAGTTCTCTTAACCAAGTCTGGTCGGGACGATCCCCTTAAGGCGTATGGTCTTGATCTCAGCGATCCTTTTGCATCTCTTGGTACTATTGAAAGCTTCTTCCCAGAAGATCAAGAAGCCGCCCTTAAGGAAGCTAAGAAAGATTCTCCGAGTGATCCATACACAAGTTACTTTAGACTGGGAGATGACGACGAGGATGTCGAATACAAGTCGAACGCTGGCAAAGAATTCCTCGGTGAGTTTACTTCCATGTTCAAAGGTCTCTGATGTCAGATAAACGTAAGAAAGCAGCTAAAGCCGCCAAGCTTGCTAAAGATGACATGGAGTGCAACAAGCCTCGTCGCACTCCTAGCCACGCCACCAAGTCACATGTTGTTAAAGCTTGTGAAGGTGGAGAAGAGAAGATCGTTCGCTTTGGACAGCAAGGTGTAGAAGGCGCAGGCAAAAACCCAACCACAGAGAAGGATAAAGCCCGCAAGAAGTCTTACTACGCCCGGCACAACGCGCAAGATCCGAATCCCGACAAAATGTCTGCCAGGTACTGGTCTCACAAAGTAAAGTGGTGAGGTTCCTTCCCCATGAAGAAAATGAAGAAAGGCGGTGGCTTCACAGCTGGCAAGCCCAAGAAAACCCGTCAGGGCCAAGGCACTAATTCGAAAAAAAATCACGGCCGCAAACAGAAACGCGGACAAGGCTGATTAGCTTTTTATTTGTGTAATATGGGAGTACTTGTTGTATTCCCATGGGCGAATTTCGGGAAGCCGTAGAACTTATTCGTAAGTACGAAGGTTTTAGCGAAAAAGCATATCCGTCTGGGGATGGATCTGGCTACATAGTCGGATACGGTACCCAGTACTACCCAGACGGTAGCCCAGTCAAGCAGGGTCAGTGGTGTACCAAGGAGAAAGCCTTGGAATACCTGTTTGATGAAGTGAAGGCTATCTGTGCATCTTTAGATGACCTCCACTTACATCTAGACCATTCGATGCAGCAGGCATTGATTTCGTTCATTCACTCGATTGGATGGACGCCTTTTATTTACAGCAGCATTGTTGATGCCATCGAACGCGACGATCTGGCAGAAGCAGCTGATGAAATGATGAGCTGGATCTTTAATGAGAACCACGAGGTAATCGGTGGTCTCCTGGACCGGCGCCGAGAAGAAGTTGCATTATTCCTGCGGGAAATTGATGACTCCCCCTGGACCTCAACAGAGGTATTGATGACAGCATTCCGGAACTATTCCGCTGCACCGCACCAGGTACGTGCTATCCGGATACTGGAAGAAAACATCAATCCTTATGTGCTTGCCGAATTTGCGAATAGTTTTCGGATCTCTGAAAGTCCATGGATTCCGCTTTGCTCTGAAGAGCTAGATTCCCTATTTGCTACCTAGGATTAGAATATTCCTATTAAAGTTACAGGCACGAGATGGAGAGGTCAGTCGAGCCACAGCAATTCGAATTGCCACTGGAACTTCAGTTCTCCATGCGTAAGGCCGAAATGGCTGCCCAAGAAATGACATGGGATGAGCTGTATTATGCGCTGCTCAACCTCTACCATCAACGCTTGATGGAGTGGCATGCCGTCAAAGAAATTCTGATCGGGGAGAACATCGAGTTGAACTTCGACGTTCCCACCGACTTAGAACTAGCAGAACTCGCCGCCGCCTGCGCAGGTTACGATGACGACGACGAGGAAGAAGAAGACTGTCAGCCGTTCTGAGCTTCTACAGTTTGCACTAAACGGTCCAGATACCACTGGGCCTTTTTTAATGACTGAAGCTCACCCTTGTGACGCTCACGCCAGATGTACTTGGCGATATTGCCTTTGAGGTAGCCACGGTATTCATCAGTGGTTAGCTGAGCTTCAATCGCTTCAATACACTCGATCGCGCCATCGGTGTAATGATCGGGATGATTGACTTCATCACCGCCCAGCAAAATGGGACCGCCTTCGATGGTGAAGATGCTATTTGTCTCAGTTTTGGTGGCCCAGGGAACAGGGCAAACACCTCCCGGACAATCACTAATCTCGTCTACCGGCGCAAACCACGTCGTTTGAGAGATTCCTCCTTCATTTCCTCCGAAGGCTCCTCCAGTTCCAAGACCAGAGTCTTGGGTTGAGGTGCTGCTCCCATCGCTAACCCCTGCTCCATCGAAGGAATGTAACCCGTCATTCCGGGCCGTGCTCCCTCGAGATTCAACGGATTCCTTTCTAGCCCCTGCTCGCATGCTACCAACCCACGGTTATACATGTCATATAAGGGTACATCATTTTCTTCATTAGCGAGAGGCTGTCCGAAATCTTCTTCCGATAAACACCGGCATTTGACTTCATCTTGCACAAAGCTATCTAAAAAACCGCCCGGATTCCCGTGGTACATGGGATATAAGACTTGAATTTTTCCTTTTACAATAGTATCATGGCAAGAATTTTCAACCCGGTATACGATCCACGGCAAGACTCTGGTAGCTCAGGGTCAGAAGTATCGGATCTACACCCTGAACGTGCTTACGATACGGACTTACGCCGCATCGAGGAAGATGAGCGTGGTGATGTAGAAAATATCAATGACAAACAGGAGCGAATTGGCCGCTTTATCAAGGCAGCTAAGACCGCTGGCAAGTACAAACAGCAAGCTTCCATCATGGAGCCCATGCTGCGTGGTGAAACACCTCGTAATCCAGCCAGTTTGGCCGGAACGGAAGTTCCTAGCCAAGGCGACACGTACCCTCAGGCTGGAAGCACGAACTATGCTCGCAAACCCAAGGGCACTTTCGGCACTTTCTACGGGTATTAGTACCAGTTGGTATTGAGATCTTCCAGTTCCAGGATGTTCTGAAGATCTTCCAATAGATTCTGGATTTCAGTCAGAACCCACTGGCTGTTTTCAGAGCGGAACCTTGCAAATGCGGAGGAAAGCTCCTGATTTTCAAGGAAAACCACCTGTTTTTCCAAGGTCTCTAGGATCTGGAACCGTTGTTCAAGGTCGTGACGTTCCA